ATCATACACATACAGGGTCATTACAAATAAAACATATAAAATGATAGAATTAGATAAAAAACTAGTAAAGGATCTCCCATTTGGTGAGATAATGGAATTAATTAATGCAAAACATGGATTCTTCTATAACGAAAACTCAAAAAAGAAACTTGACCGATATGCAGGAAAAGTTTCTAGACGTATTGTTCGCAGAAGCAAAAGGAAATCCACGAGAAGCAGCAAAATTGGCTGGCTATTCGGAAAATAGCTATAGCAAAGTTATAAGAAACTTGAAAAAAGAGATTACAGAATTAGCGGAGAACCATTTATCAACGCACTCTGCTCAAGCGGCTAATAGGTTAATCGCCTTACTAGATGAAGACGGCACTACTCCACAGGCAAGTATTCGTCTAGCAGCCGCCAACTCAATTTTAGACAGAGTAGGTATTGTTAAGAAGGATCAATTAGATATTAATATGAAAGCTCTGCACGGTATATTTATATTACCAGCAAAAGATGGAACCGATAAAAATAAAAAAGAGAGCTAGAACTATACCATTTGGTTTTAAACAATCAAATGATCCTAATTATCTAGAACCCGTCAAAGAAGAATTACAAGCTCTTGATCAAGCAAAAGATTATTTAAAAAATTGTTCATTAAGAGAAACAGCATCTTGGCTAAGTAGAAAAACAGGAAGATACATATCACATGTCGGACTTAAAAAACGAATTGAACGAAGTGGCTCCTCCGAAGCCCAAGAAGATAATTCAAAAGAAAGCCAAAAAGTCAACACAACAGATTCTAGCTCGCAGTCGTAAGAAAGTTGCAAAGGCAGAACAATCTTTAAGATCTGCCAAACGGTCAGCAGAAAATATTAAAACAAAACTGTTAACTATAGATAAATCTTTACAAGGTAAAGAGACTCAACTAATTACGGAAGATCAAATCGAGAGTGCTCCTAAGACAATACAAGAGCACATAAATCAGCAAGAGGTTATCTTTAAACCTAACACAGGTCCACAGACATCCTTTCTTGCAGCTTCTGAAAGAGAAGTTTTTTATGGTGGAGCAAGAGGTGGTGGTAAATCCTATGCGATGCTAGTAGACCCACTTCGATACTGTTCCAAAGCTCATCATCGAGCACTCCTAATAAGGCGGACAATGCCAGAGTTAAGAGACTTAATTCAAAAGTCTCAGCTATTATACTCGAAAGCATACCCAGGAGCAAAATGGAGAGAGCAAGAAAAAGAGTGGCGATTCCCATCGGGAGCAAAGATAGAGTTCGGTTACGCAGAAAACATGACAGACGTTTTACGTTACCAAGGTCAATCCTACACATGGATAGGAATAGACGAACTTCCACAATATCATTCGCCAGATATATATAATTTTTTAAGATCATCACTTAGAAGTGTAGATCCTGATATTCCTGTGTTTATGAGATCCACAGGTAATCCAGGTAACGTTGGTTCACAATGGGTACGAGAAATGTTTGTAGAGCCAGGAGAACCTAACACAGCTTTTGATGTAGGAATAGATACACCTAATGGTAAAAAATACATTAGTCGTAGATTTATTCCAGCTAAGTTACAAGACAATCCCTATCTAATGCAAACTGATGATTATTATATCATGCTTGCATCATTACCCGAAGTACAAAGAAAACAATTTTTAGACGGAGATTGGGACGCATATGAAGATTCAGCATTTCCAGAATTTAATAAAACAACTCACGTGGTCGAACCTTTCGACATACCTAGGGGTTGGTATAAATTCCGTGCTGCTGATTGGGGTTATTCTTCTCCTGCTTGTGTGCTTTGGTTTGCTGTGGATTATGATAACAATCTCTGGATCTATAGAGAATTGTATACCAAAAAAGTTACAGCAGATAAGTTCGCTAGACAAGTACTTACTTTAGAGAACGGAGAATATATACACTATGGTGTATTAGATGCTAGCACATGGGCTAGAAGAGGTGATGTTGGTCCAAGTATTGCAGAGACTATGATACAGAATGGTTGTAGATGGAGACCATCAGATAGATCACCTAAAAGCAGAATTAATGGTAAGTTAGAAGTTCACAAAAGATTAGCTGTGAAAGATACTCAACCAGGTATAAGAATTTTTAAGACATGTAGAAATCTAGTTAGAACTTTAGGAATGTTACCTACCGATGATAAGAATCCTGAAGATGTAGATACTCATGCAGAAGACCATGCCTATGATGCATTAAGATATGGATGTATGAGCAGACCTACACATCCTAAATATGCACAACGATTTAGACTTTCAACAGTTCAAGATACACATCATATGGCAGATAATAAATTCGGATACTAATGCCAATAAAAAGAAAAATACCAAAAGTAAATAAAAAAAATTTTCCCTATCCTTTAGTTCGGATTTATTGGGAGGACATTATCGGAGAAACTACTTGGTCTGATATAGTAGATATAAAAAAATCTAAAACAGCAATATGTTGCAGCGTTGGATGGTTGGTAAATCAAAACGAAGTAACAACTGTTGTTATGGCAGATTATAGTTTTGAAGATAATAACGACATAAAACAAGGTGGTAACTATACAACCATACCAACTAAAAATGTTTTAACAATAAAAAAGATTAAAATATAGGAGACAATATGGAAAGTAAATTCGATCCAAAAGCTAAAGTTAAACAAGGTCAGTTAAGTGATAGTCCTGAAGGCAAACAGCCTAACAGGGAACACACTAATATTGATTTTTCTCAACACACACACAGAAAACAGGAACCATTTGCATACGATGTAGATGTACCTAGCAAACCTGGTGCTGAGCATGTACAACAGTCTTTGTTTAATATGGCTGATGAAAAAGATTATTAATAATAAATAGGAGAAAAGAACATGATGGAAAGATACAAACAGGGAGAACTTGCACCTGATACGCCTAAAGCTCCAAAAGAGCCTATGGCAATAGACCCTAATTCAAAAGTGAATCAAGGAGCTATGTCTGGTGATGGTAATGATGCTAAAGGTAAATCAAAATCAAAAGTAGACCCAGCAATCTTTAGAATGGCTGAAGAAAGAGATTACTAATTTAAATGGAAGAAGATAAAACTAAAAATGGCGGCTACGAAGCCGAGGGTAATCCTTTAGTTGGTTTAGTAAGAAGTAAATTTCAACAAGCTGAAACATCTAAAATCTATGATGAGAAAAGATGGCTAAAGGCTTATAGAAATTATAGAGGATTATATGGACCTGAAATGGCATTTCGTGAAAACGAAAAGTCTAGAGTTTTTGTTAAAGTAACAAAGACTAAGGTACTAGCTTCGTTTGGTCAAATCATAGAAGTTTTATTTTCACAAGGTAAATTTCCACTAGGCGTAATGCCTACTTCTGTACCAGAAGATATTGCAGAAAGAGCACACTTAAAACAAAAACCACAAGAGCCAATGCCTGAACCTGATGCATATGGTTTTAATGGTGATGGTAGAGCAATTCCACCAGGTGCAACTGCAGATGATTTAATGAAAAACCTTGCACAAGAATATTCTAATTTAGGTTTTGATGAAGGTCCTGCAAGTTCTGGTGAACCACAAATTGAACCAGCAAGAAAAGCTGCAGAAGCAATGCAGAAATTATTGCATGATCAATTAGAAGAAAGTAGAGCTATTACAATTATGCGTCATGTATTTTTTGAAATGGCATTACTTGGTACAGGAATATTAAAAGGTCCATTTACAGATTTAAAAGAATATAATTCATTTGATTCAGCTGAAGATAATGAAGGTAATGAAATAAATATTAGAGTTAAAAAAGTTAAAACAGTTCCTAGTATAGAAGCTGTATCTTGTTGGGATTTTTATCCTGATCCAAATGCAACAAATATAAATGATTGTGATTATGTTATTCAAAGACATTCTTACAATAAACAACAGTTTCAAGATTTAATGGACAAGCCAATGTTTAATGCAGAGGCTGTTCAAGAATGTTTAGAGATGGGACCTAACTATCAAACAAGAGGATATGAATCTTCTTTATATGATAGAGAAAATGTACAAACACTTTATAAAAATAGATTTGAAGTTTTAGAATATTGGGGATTAGTATCTAAACAAATAGCAAAAGAATTAGATTTAGAAGTTGATGATGAGTTAGACGTTATATCTGTTAATGTATGGATATGTGGTGGTAAAGTTTTAAGAATGGTTGAGAATCCATTTACACCAACTAGAATACCTTATTTAGTTTGTCCATACGAATTAAATCCATAT